GTTCGTGACGATATACCAGCACAATTAAGTGAGGGTGAATATGTCGTACCTTCTGACGTAGTACGTTTCTATGGTGTTAGGTTCTTTGAGAACTTACGAGCTAAGGCTAAGTTTGGGTATCGAGATATGGCTGATAACGGACGCATTGGTGGTGAACCAGTAGATGAACCTGATATGGATATGATGTTTGATATATCTGAACTAGAAGTAGAAGATGATGGTGAACCTATAGCAATGGCTGATGGTGGTTACGCTCTCTCACCTGGTGATGAGGGTTATGCTACTATGGGTGCGCTGGGCTTAGGTAGTGAAGGTATTAGTGCAGGGTATGAAGTAGCAGGTAGTGCACCTACTGTAGAAGTACGTACGTATGTTAATGAGGCTGGACATACTATCTATATTACATTTATTGATGGTAACCCTCAAACGTCTATACCTCCAGGATATACACTGCAAGAAGAGACTACTGCAGATACTACAACTACTGCGGCTACTACCGCACAACCAGAACCACAAGTTGTAACTCCTAGTGGACGTGACAGACGTTCTCAACCAATGCCAGCACCTAAGGCTATTAATTATAAAGAACTTACTACCGAAGAAATTGCTAAGATGTTAGAAGATCAAACGTCTGCTAAGTCTACTGCTATATCTATAGGTGCAGGTGCTATTAATCCTGTGTTAGGTCTTTTTGTTAAGGGTGCTATGATGGATAGCGCTAGAAGATTAGAGAATGAGATAGAACGAAGGATTGCATCAGAAGAGTATGCAGGAGACAAACAAGTTCTAGAAGACATGTTAAAAGCATCTAAAGAAGGCAAGCCAGGTTTGATCCAGAAAATATTTGGTGCAGTAAAAGATGCATTTGTACCAGAAACACAAGAAGAAGCAGAAGCACTAGAGATAGCTATGCAGATGGATACTGGTGATGTAACACAGTTTGAAGGCGATATAAATCTAGATGTAGACCCTATCATTAAAACTCAATCAAATATACCAACAGAAGCAGAGATAATAGCTCCTACAACAGGTAAGGTATCTACTTATGTAGACCCTGTAACTAGAGAACAAACAAAGTTTGAGTCATATGGTCAGGTCACTAGGAATGGTGTATATGCTGGTGATGGCTTTGAATGGTATGAGATGAAAGATGAAGATGGCAAACCTATAAAAAGTAGTGATGGTGCACCTGTCTTAGGTAGAAGATATACAAAAGAAGGTGAAGACAATGGCTTAGGTCAAGACACTATAGTAGCAACTGAACTTGGTTATGGAGATCCATCAGACAGAGAAGTATTTGTAAAGATAGCTGATATATCTCTGGAAGAAGGTAGTGAGTTTGCATCTAAACCTGGATCAGCAAATGATGGAGATTTCTTAGAGTTCTTAAGAACAGGAAGCTTTGGCGCTAGTGAATCTTATGCAGAGCAAGAGGGTAAAGACTTTACTCCAACGCTTACATACGGAGATGCTTTAGCGAAAGTCAAAGATACAAAACCTTATGTACCAGAGACAGTAGATGCAGGATCTTCGTCTACTTATGTACCTATAAGCCCTGAGTTAGAGACTCAGATGAGTGATGCTGTTGATAGTGCAGCTTTATCCTTCCAAGAACAGATGGAAGTTAATCGTAAGCGTATAGCAGAGATTGAAGCTAACGAAAAGAAAAGAGCAGAAGAACAAGCGGAGGCTGATAGACAAGCTCAGGCGGCTGCAATAGCGGCTGAACAAAAACGTGATAGTGAACGTACTGTAGTTACACCATCTCAAGCCGCTTCTGTAAGTGATGTTACTATAACAAATCGTAGAGATAGTAGTGGAAGATCAGCAGGACAAACAGGTTATACAAGCGCTCTGAGAGAACGTAAAAGTAACCAGCAACAAGCACAAAAAGCAGCTAGTAGTTTTACGTCTAGTAGGCTTAAAAGCTATAGCTCAGGAAGAAGACCTAGCGGTGGATTTGATAAAGGTGGATTAGTAAAGAAGCCTAATAAATCAAAGAAAAAATAAATATCTATAAGGTATCAAAATAACAATAAGGCTACCCAGCTTAGGCTGGCCCCATCATAAGGAGTACAAAATGATACAAGAGCCACAAGAAACTAAGCCGATTCAAACTACATCGGCTTCACATCAAAGAAACGATGCACGTGTTAAGCGTGATCAAGAAGAACTAGAGGCACTGCTAAAGCAAGCACGTGGCGAGACAGATGAAACAGAAGAAGCTGTTGAGGCGAAACCCAGTAGCGAAGATCCTGTCGAACCCAAGGTTCAGACAGAGAGTAGTACCAAACAAGAAGAAGAACCCCAAGGTGAAGCACAAGAAGATGATGCTGAGTTAAGTGGTGAAGAGAAGAACTTCAAGAAACGGTATGGTGATCTACGCCGACACATGCAGGACAAAGAGAAAGACTTTACTGCTAAGCTTGAGAAGCTAGAGAAACAACTAGATCTCGCAACAAAGAATGAGCTTGTACTTCCTAAGTCAGAAGAAGAGATTGAAGCGTGGGCTAAGAAATTCCCAGATGTTGCAGGTATTGTAGAAGCTATTGCAGCAAAAGAAGCAGATAAGAAGTCTTCTACTTTGGATGCACGTCTTGCTGAGATAGAAGAGTTACGCTCTAGTGCTAAGCGAGAGAAGGCTGAAGCTGAGTTAATACATATGCATCCTGATTTTGTATCTATCAGAGAAGACGATGCTTTTCATACATGGGCAGACAATCAACCTAAGTGGGTACAAGATGCTCTCTATGAGAATGTAGATGATGCTAAGTCTGTATCCCGTGTTATTGACTTGTATAAGTCTGACAATGGTATTGTTACAAAGAAAGCTAATGCATCTGATAAGGGCGCAGCTAGTTCTGTAAAGAGTAAACGCTCAGCTGCACCAGAGTCAGACGACAGCTCAACTTACTTACGTGAGTCACAAATTGCTAAGATGAGCATCAAAGAATATGAGAAGCGTCAAGAAGAAATAATGGACGCTCAACGTAACGGTAAATTTATTTACGATTTATCAAAGAAATAGTTGACATCTGTTTAAAGATGAATACAACTAGGGGTATGTACAGTGTTAGATATTAACTACCTGTACATGCTTTTAACTAAGCTCTAGCCACAAAAAAGAACTACCTCAGACTAAAGGCCCAGCGCTCAAAGGATGGCGATCCCTAAAGCAAAGCTGACTACCCTATTAAGAAGAGCCTCTTTAGTTGGTATGAAGCGTAAAATGTCACGCCATATCTATAAGGAGAATTAACTATGGCTATTACTTCCGCAAGTGGTGGATTTAACGGAAACTTTTCCCCGATTATCTACTCAAAACAAGCACAGATTGCACTTCGACGTGCAGCTGTTTGTAACGCAATCACTAATAACTCTTACTTTGGTGAGATTGCAAACCAAGGCGATGTTGTTCGCATTCAAAAAGAACCAGATGTAACTGTAAACGCTCTTGAGCGTCACACAGCTATCTCTGTTGAAAAGTTGAATGATGAAGACTTCTCTTTGACTATCGACAAAGCTAACTACTTTGCTTTCAAGATGGATGACATTGAAGATCAGTTTTCAAATGTTGACTACGTTAGCCTAGCTGCTGACCGTGCAGCATTTAAAATGGCTGACTCAATGGATGCAGACTGTTTAGCATACATGTCAGGTCACACATCTGCAGGTGCTTACATTACTGGAACATCAGGTGATGCACAGCATGACACAGCTGGAGACTTAACAGGTGAGTTTTTAACTGCTAACCATTTGGACGCAACGGACTTCGGTTCTTTGGGTTCAGCTGACTCTGCTTCAACAGCATATGCCGCTGGGGATTCAATCCCATTGGCTCCACGTCTTCCAGGCGCAACAGCGTTGTCTACAGCGACTGTTTCACCTTTGACAGTGGTTGCTCGTATGGCACGTCAAATGGATCAAGCAAATGTTGACTCAAGAGGTAGATGGCTGGTCCTAGACCCAGTATTTATCGAAATGCTCAAAGACGAAGATTCACGTATGTTGAATGCTGACTTCGGTGGAGCAGGTCTACAAAACGGCTTGGTGCTAAACAACCTACACGGCTTCCGTATTTACCAATCTAACTCACTACCTGCTAAAGGTACAGGAGCTGGAACATCTGGTGCATTAGCGCAAGACGTAAACTTTGGTGTTATCGTAGCTGGACAAGACGATGCAGTTGCATCTGCTGAGCAGATCAACAAGGTAGAGAACTACCGTGACCCAGATTCATTCGCGGACATCGTGCGCGGTATGCATTTATATGGTCGCAAGATTCTACGCCCACAAGCATTAGTCACAGCACACTACAACGCTGCGTAATAAAACTTAATATTGGGGCTGGTTTTACACTGGCCCCTTTATGTACATTTAAAACCTTTTAGGAATTAACATGGCGACTTATATAAACCTAGTGAACGAATTACTTCGTCGTCTTAACGAAGTTGAGATTAGTGAAGTAGACTTTACTACAACTAAAAACGTTCAGTCTCTAGCTAAGGATGCTGTTAATTCTTCTATACGTGAGATACTACAGGATGCACAAGAGTGGCCTTTCACTCTAGTAACCTATCAACATACGTTATCCTCTGGTACTAGCACGTATGATTTCCCTGCCGATTATTCAAAAGCTGATTGGGAAACTTTTTATCTAACAAATGCAGAGTCTGCCCAACCTGCACATCTACCTAGTATTTCTTATGAAAGTTATGTGTCAGAAAAAAGAAGTATAGATGATGTAGCTGGTGTAAATGGTTACGGCATACCTACTACTGTATATAAAACACAGAACACTAAGTTTGGAGTTACACCTCCTCCCAATGCTTCCTATGTCATAGAGTATAGCTACTGGAAGTTCCCTGCAGATCTAACACTAAGTACTGACACTTGTATAATACCTGACAGATTTAGACACGTAGTACTTGATGGTGCTATGATGTATCTAATGCACTTTAGATCTAATGAACAGTCTGCTCAGTTACACGCAGATAAGTTTAAAAAAGGTATAAAGACTATGCGTAGACTATTAGTAGATACTAAAGATTACTTAAGGTCTACTGTAATAAACAGAGCAGGAAACTCTTTCTATAAGAATGATGTCTAGATGGTAGATAAACTCAATACATACCTGTCAGTTTGTGCTGGAGGGTTGATCACTAATGTAGATCCCTTGACCCAAGCGGCAAACTTATCAGGTAGTGCTATCAGAATGATTAACTACGAACCTGCCCTAGCTGGTGGGTATCGTCGTATTAGTGGGTACTCTAATGAATATGGTACTGTTCCAGGAACAGGTG